GTTCTCGCGGCACTCGATCTGGAGCTGCGCGGCGAGGAAGAGCACCTGCCCGCGGCGCAGGTGCGAGGCGTCGGAGACCAGCGTGTAGGTGCTGATCCCGGCCTTGCGGAGGATCGGGAGCGAGCCCTTCGCGTTGCCGATGGTGCTGGCCGCCTTGGTCTCGACCATGATCCGGTCTGCGGCGATGCCTTGGGCGAGCAGCCAGTCACGGCCCCGCTCAGCCTCGGTGAGCCCCGCCGCGTTGGGCTTGCCGCCGGTGATGAGCACGCGGGAGCCCGGGTGGGCGTCCAGCGCGGCCTTCGCCAGCGCCAGACGGCGCCGCAGCTCGACACCACCGGCGCCGAGCACCACGAAGCAGTGATCGACCGCGGGGACGGTCAGCGCGGCCGGGTCGAAGGTGAGCGCGAGGCCTTCGTCCAGCGCCTCCCACGTGGCGACGAACGCAACCCACAGCGGGCCGTCGTGCGGGGCGCGGCGGGTCAGGCCGTCCAGCGGCACAGCAGCGCTACGACCCTGCGAGCGGGCAGCGAGCACGCGGCCCTTGAAGTCCGCCGACGACCGGAAGCGGACGATGACAGCCCAGCCGGACGACCGGGCGTAGACCTCGCGGATCCGGCCCTCGCGGCCCGTCTGGTCCCCGCGCTTGCCACCGGTCGAGCGGCCCGACTCGGTGGCCTCGAAGCTGGCGATCTTCCCGCCGCCGACGCCGATGACGACGTGACCGGGGCCGAGCAGCACGTCACCGGGACGCAGCCGGGCGCGGAGCTTCGCCAGCGACCAGCCACCGACGCGGATGGCGACGAAATGGCCGGTGCTCACGAGCTTGGACGCGAGATTGCCGGTGTACCAGGTGCCCTTGAGCAGCCCCCGGTCGATCAGCCTGGCCAGCAGCAGCGCCATGCCCGTCGTCGACGAGCAGTCACCGTCGCCGGGCTCGACCAGCACGCCGTCGCCCAGCGCACTCCACCGGTCATCCTGCCCGTAGCCGAAGTCCCCCTCGGCGAGACGGCGGGCAACCTCCACCACAGCAGCGACCGTCATGCCAGCCCCTCCGTGCCCTCGACGCGCGGGTCGGCCGGCTCCGACGCCAGCGCCTCCAGCTCGGCCACTGTCGCCTCCTCGTCGCCGTCGTCCAGCGTCGGCAGGTCGTCCTCGGGCATGGTCATGGAACCCTCCTCGGGTGTGGTCATCGGATCGGTTCAGACGCCCGGCGGGCGCACGGGCGGGGGCGGCGGCTTGCGCTGCCAGATGTGCTGCTCCAGGACGTCGATGTGGTCACCGGCGGCGCGCTTGGTCAGCGCCGACGCCTCCAGCTTGTCCCACATCTGCTCGACCCGCTTCTCCAGGTCGGTGATCCGGGCCAGCAGCGGGGCGACCATGGACGCCTCCGAAGCCTGCCGGGTCGACTGCCGGCCCTTCCGCGCCGTGTAGACCACCCCGGCGAGGACGAGCGCGGCACCGGTCAGCGACGACCAGAACCGCAGCCACTCCGCGGCGTCGGCGGGGGTCACCGGGGACGCCCCGACAGCGGCGCCCGGACCGTCGCCGGAATGTGCGACAGCAGGATCACCAGCGCGAGCATGGCGAGGTAGAACCCGGCCCGGTACCAGCCTCCCGGATCACCCGGGGGCGGGCCGGGGATCACCTCGGACACCCACGCCGACACGTAGCTCACCAGGTGCAGCATCGGGGCGACGGTCAGCAGCGCCAGCCCGGTCGGCGACCAGCGCGCCGACGGTGCCACGACGAGCGCCACCAGCGCGGGCAGCCACCACAGCAGCACCCGCAGCCACACCGGCAGCAGCGTGTGCCACGCGCCCGTGTGCTCCGGGGCCTGCCCCGTCGCCACCCCGAGACCGATCAGCGACCAAACAGCGGCTACCAGGATCATGCCCTCGGCGCGGACGCCGATGTGGCGGTGGATCAGCTGACGCATGGGGTTCCTTCCGGGGGTGGGGAGGGTGTCAGACGCCGGGGATGTACAGCGCGTACGCCTGCACCGGCACGGCCGTGCTGTAGTTATTGCGCACCCCGACCGCGCCATCGGTTCCGACCTGCCCGTCGACGGGTCGGTCGCCACCCACACCGCCACCGGCAGCAAGCGCCACCGGTGACAGCGGCCGGAACTCGGCCGGCAGGGTCACGGCCGTCATCGTCGAGCCCGAGCCGAGGTTCGCGGTCGTCGCGAAGAACAGCTCCACGAACGGGCCGACCTTGCGATACCAGCCCGAGCCTGCCGGGCTGGAGATGGTGAAGGCGGTCTTGTCGCCGACCGTCACGAGACCGTCGAGGATGGCCTGCGCGCGGATGATCTCGCCAGCTGCGATTGTCATTGGGTGTCCTTCCTAGGGCGCGTAGATCGCGCCCGAGTCGTAGGTGGAAGTGCCGTAGATCCCGACCCGCGCCCACACGTCCGGGCTGAGTTTGAAGGTGACCGTCCACCCGTCGGCGGCGATCGTCTCGTCGAGACCCTCGACGATGCAGGTGAGCGCGGACGGCATCTGCGAGGGCAGCCCGGCCAGCGCCACCCGGGAGCCGACCGTCAGCGCGCACACCGTCGCCCGCTCAGCCTCCGTGAGCCCGAGCGTGTCGACGCTCAGCGTGGGGAGCCGGCCACCGCGGGAGGCCGTGTTCACCAGCCAGTCGGCGAAGCTCCGGTCCTGCGCCCGGGTCGCGTGCACTCCCTCGATGCCCCCACCCGTCCGGCGCGGACCGTCAGCCCGCGACGACGTGTAGGTGGTCCCGTCCGGCCACGTCAGGGTGCAGCTGCTCATCCAGCCCGAGTTGTCGGTCTGCCACAGCAGGTCCGTGCCGTACTCGCCCGGGATCGTCACCGCGGCCGCCGACGTCTCCAGCGGCACCCACACCAGCCCGCCATCGAGGTCGTCCCGCAGCCGGGCGCCCATCCCGGCGAGCATGGCGGCCATCACGTCCGCGGCATCCCGGCCGTCGGTCAGCGGCAGCGCCACCGACTGGTACGGCACCCCCGACAGCACCATCGCCGAGCCGGACGGCGACGCCTTCGCCAGCAGCCACTGCGGTGCCCGAACCGTGCCCATCAGACGGGAGTCGACCAGCTCGGCCGACAGTGAGTCGTACAGCAGCGAGCCGCGAGCGATGATCAGATGCCCAGCCGACCAGGTCGCCCCGCCCGACAGCGTCGGATTGATGACCACCCGCGACAGCGCGCCCGGGTAGGAGGCCGTGTAGGCGGCCACACTGCCCGCCTGCAACGTCACCGACGGGCCCTCCGGGTCGGGGTCGGCGGTGACCATCACCATCGTCGGCCACGACGACGGCATCGCGTACGAGCCGGAGCCCAGCCGCAGCCCACTCCCCGGAGTCCAGGTGAGGTTCAGCGACGAGCCGCCGACCGCCAGGCGCAGGATCGTGCACGAGCCCGACGGGGCGGCCATCAGCGCCAGCCCCACCGACCAGACACCCGGCGCCGAGAACAACGGCGAGGTCAGCGTCAGGCCACCCGAGGCCGACGTGAACAGCGGATGCGCGTCGCCCTCGTCCAGCGGCAACAGCCCGCCCGCACCCCAGCCCGAACCGGAGTTCGCCGTCAGGACGGCCGAGCCCTCCGACGGCTGCGCCGGCCCGGACGAGTCCCGGATCGGCCAGTGGACCGAGGCGTAGCCGTGCGAGCGGACCACCTCGTCGGAGGCCTGCCGCAGCGTGTAGGACGGGAAGGTGCCGAGCGCGTCGGTGGCGGTGACCCGGCACACCGGCACGGAGCCCATGCCTGACACGGCCCACAACGACACAACCCCCCACGCCCGTCGCCGCCACGCGCCGTTGGCGTAGACCGACACCCGGACGGCGACACCCTCGTCGGTCGTGACGTGCGGGTAGTAGGGCGAGCTGGGGAGGTCCGGGGAGAACCGGCCGTCGCGGTTGTCGAGCAGCAGGGAGAATGTGCCCGGCGCGACCGGGTCGTCAGCCTCCGACGACCGTCCACGATTGATCCCGATCGACGAGGCCAGTAGGAGGTAGTCCTTCACCCCAGCAGTGCCCGCCGAGTTGGTGACCTCCACCCACGTGGAACCGTCGAACCGGATCTCGACCTTCAGCCTCGGACTCACGCGATCCCCAACTCTCTCCCGTTGAAAGGGCCGTTCTTCAGATCCAGCAGCACGCCTCGGAATCGGCGCGCCAGCGCGGTGGTGTCCGTCAGCGCATCTGCGGTGATCTGGATGTAGACGTTCATCCCCGAGCCGCCACCCGCACCCCGGATGCCACCACCCGCGTACTGCCCGAGCTCCCGGCCCGCCTGCCGCCACACGGCGACCGCGCGCGGACGGCGCCAATCGTTCGCCAGCGGCACGTACGCCTCCCCGCCCGTCTCCGGCTCGTTGAACAGCCTCGGGCCGTCGTGGCGGCGGTAGATGTTCGGCGCGTGGTTCTCGATCCCACCACCGGCGAAGGCGTGGATGATGCCGCCGTTCGCAACCGGGATCATCGACACCCGACCGCCCGACACGTTGACCTTCCACGACGTCGGGCCTGTCTTCTCAAACCTGGTCTTGACGGTCACCGTCTTGGACTTGATGAGCCCGAGATTGTTGGCCATTTCCTTGGCGCGGTCCCGACCGATACCCATCGCCTTGGCTGCGTCCAGGAACTTCCCGCGGGCGTCATTCGTGACGCGGTTCGCCTTCTCCTGACTGCCCGTCTGCTCCTTCACCGCGGCGGCGGCGGTGAGCCCGGCGGCGGCGATCTGGTTCAGCGCCGTCCGGTTCGCCCGACCCTTCTCGGTCGAGATGTCGATGCCCTTGCCGTTCTCCTTGGCGGCCTTCGTCGCCTCGTCGTAGGCCGACTCCAGACCCATCAGCGAGCCAGACAGCGCCAGCCGCGCCTGCGCTGCCTTCTGGTAGGCCGCAGTCCACTTCTCGGTCGCGCTCGTGCTGTCCTTGGTCGCACCCGTCGCGGCCTCGGTCGCAGTCGTGGTGGCACCCGCCGCCGTCGTCACCCGGTCGTAGGCGGCCTTGGAATCGTCCAGGTGCTGCCTCTCGATGCCCAGCGCGCCATACAGGTCCTGCGCGGCCTTCACCTGATCGGCCGTGATCGACGAGTTATCACGCCACCCCGACAGGTAGCCCTTCACCGACGTCATCGCGCTGTCGTAGGCAGCGCCCTGTCCCATCACGGCCGCAGTCAGCACGTCGAGCCCGATGCCCAGCTTCTGGCCGGCAGCCAGCAGCCCCGAATCCTCCAGCCGCTTCGCGATCGTCAGCCGGGTGTTCTCAGCCAGCGCGCCATTGTCGGCCTTCAGCGCCTCGGTGTAGTCCTCGACGGCATCCTGCGCCTTCTGCTGCTCGCCGGCGAAGGCGGCGTACACCGCGCCCGCGACAGCGAGCGCTATGCCGATCGCACCCGCGCTGGCCGTGGCAATCTTGGCCTTCGTCGACATCGCCTCCATGGCGGCCGCGACACCCAATATCGTCGCCCGGGTCGCCTTCAGCACTTCCAGCGCCTTCGCAGCACCGACCACGGCACCCAGCGCCAACGCGGTCCCGCCGAGGGTGAGGATCAGCGGCTTGAGGACGCCGTCGTTCTGCCGGAACCAATCGGTCGCGCCCTTGATGGCCGGGATCACGCTGGTGTTGATGAGTTGCGCGCCCTCGGTGAGCAGCGGCAACAGCTGGGAGCCGAGGGTGATTTGCAGCCCCTGCATGGCCGCGTCCCAGTCGCGCTGCGCCTGCTTGGAGTCCTTCAGCGCCTGAAGCTGCTTGTCGCCGATCGTGTTCCCGAACTCGTCGGACTTCCTCGCCAGCTCGGCGAGGCCGTCCGCGCCCTTGTTCAACATCGGGATGAGGTCGGCGCCCGACTTGCCGAAGAGCTTCATGGCCAGCGCGGTCTTCTCGCCGCCATTCTCCATCCCGGCGAACCGGTCGGCGATCTCCGGCAGCAGCTCCGACATGTCCTTGACGCGGCCCGAGGCGTCCGTGAAGGCAAACCCCAGCTTCTCGGTGATCGAGGCCGTGGCGGTCGCCGAGCCGGACGCGTTGTTGAGGGTCTTGCCCAGGATCGTGAAGGCCTTCGTGCCGGCGGCGACTTCGACGCCGGACTGCTTCATGGCAAACCCGAGCCGGGAGGCGTTCTCCGTGGTCAGGCCGGTGATGCGCGAGAGCTTCGCGGCCTCGCTCGCGGCGGTCGTGAAGACCTTGACCGAGTCCGACCCGAACTTGATGGCGGCAGCAGCACCGGCGGCGAGCGTGGCGCCGACGGCGACCATGCCCTTCGACACCCCGGAGAGTGCCTTTGTCGCGCCCTTCTCGTCGCCGAGCAGGACGAAACGGACGGCCTTCACAACGTCAGCCACGATCCCCCCTCCCCGCAATCAGGTCGACCAGGTCGCACGCCTGCCGGAACTGCCACCAGGGCAGGGCCACCACCTCGGCGAACCCGAGGCCCGGAATATGGCGGCAGATCGCCAGTTGGTACCGCTCCAGCAGCACCCGCACCGGCTCGAACGCCGGCGGTGGAGCATCCGGCGCCATCGCGCCGTGCTCCTGCGAACTGACGAAGCCGCCTACGCTTTTCCCTCAGACGCCTCAGGCTCAGGATCGCCGGGCAGATAGTCGGCATCCTCACCGAGGGTCAGCACGTCACGCGGGGCCAGCTCCAGCACCTGCCGGAGCGTCATCGAGCCGCCGCCGCAGTTGACCGCAGCCCACACCGCGACCTGCACCGACAGCTGGTAGTCCGGCTGGGCCACCATCCACTCGTCGAGGTCGGCCGGATGGTCGAGCGTGCCGAGCGTTGCGACAGCCTCAGCGGCGAGCCGGCGGATACGCCACTCGGCCTCCGTCCAGCGGCGCACCCCGAAGTCGACGCCGAGCGCGGCCAGCTCCACCAACTCCCGGTCGAACCGCAGGCCCAGCAGCGCCGACACCTCGTCTGTCTGCACCTGCCGGTAGTCGTCCCACGCGGTCGGCGTCAACGCCTCATCGCGGGCCGTGATGATGCGGATCATGCGTGCAGCTCCGTCCTGATCGACCGCGTGACGGCGGCCACCACCTCGTCGCGGACGTGATCCGCCTCAGCCTCAAAAGCCTTCGCGCCCACCCCCGCCGGGACCTTCGTCGTCGCCCAGCGGCCCTTGCGACGGCCCCACACGGGATGCCGCAGCGCGCCCGACTCCGGGCCGCCCATCCACACACCGCCACGGTTCGCGACCTGGATCCGGACGCCCTTGCGAAGGTCGGTCAGCACCGACACCCGCGCCAGCGACCGCACCCGATCCGCGAACCCGCCACCCGACGGCATCGCGTCGCCGTACGCCTCCACGATCCGCTGACCGACCGGCTTACCGACGGCCCGCAGCTCACGTCGCAGGGCGAGCACGACAGCGCGCTCCGCACCGGCCAGTTCCGCGGCAACCGTGCGGAACTCCTCGGTGCGGAGCTTCAGCAGGTCGTCGCTCACAGCGCCGAATCCGACGTGCGCTGCACCACCCACAGGCCCTGCGCGGCCGACTGGAGCTTCCGCACCTCGAACGGCAAAGTCACCGTCGGCGCGTTGCCGTCCATGTTCGGCGTCGGCGCAGAGGTCAGCCGGCAGTACGGCGCCGCGAACTGGACCTGGTCGGTCCCGTTGACGAAATTCCAGACGAACGGGATGCCGTTGTTGGCCTTCCACGTGGTGCGGAGAGCGGCGATCGCGGCCGTGTTGTCGGCCACCATCGAGCCGGTCACGGCGCGCTGGAGGACGGGCGGCTGGTCCTTCAGGCCCGACCCGTTCCCGCGGTAGTCGTCGGCCACGATCTTGTTGTCGATCTTCAGCGACCACGACTTGATGGCGGACAGCGCGGTCGCGGCCGACGCGAGCGCGGTCGCGGTCGGCGCCGTGAACGTGCCGGTCTGCACCGAGAATCCCGCGAACGTGAAGCGCCCCGGGTAGGTGACGGTTGCCGACGCCTTCGCGATCACCGTCGACATGGTGCGGCCGTCGATCTCGACCGTGGCCGTGAGGACGCCCTGAGCGTCCATCTTCCACTCGATCGACGACACCACGCAGCCCAGGTAGGTGTGCGGGTCGTCGGTGCCGTCCCACATCTTCCGGACCAGCTGCACGGTCAGGGCGTCGAAGAACGGGCCAGCGGCCAGCGTCGCGACCTGCTGGTACAGGCCGGCGCTGACCAGCGTCGACGTGCATGCGCCCAGCGCGGCCTTCAGGATGCGACCGAAGCCCTTCGTCTTCCACTCGAAGTCGATCGAGCCCGCCGCGGACTCGGTCGGCCGGTAGCTGCCCTCATCCATCGGCAGTGCGCCCGGGGAGATCGCGTCCGACTCGGCGTCATTCGGTACCCAGTCGATGCTCGGGCTGCCCGTGTACGGCAGCCAGCGGTCCAGCGTCGCGGCCGTGCCGTACGCCGACTCCGGGCCGGAAATCATCAGCTGCGCATCGCGGTAGACGGTCACAGGGACTCACCCTCTCCGGGGATCACGTCAACGGCCGGGGCGGCCGGTTCGGGCTGGGGCTGCTGGCCGGGCGGCGCCGACGCGGCGGCGAGTTCGGCGAGGTGGTCGGCGATGATCTTGTCGGCCAGTTCGCGCTCGCCCTTGGCTGGCTTGTCGGCCAGCTCCCAGTTGGCGGTCTGGATCACCATGAGCGCGGCCGCGTCGTCGCCGACGTCGACCACCTCACCGGCGCCGACCAGCTGCATGTCGAGCGCGGCCACACGGACCGCGCCCAGCGGGTTGATGTTCCTGAGCTTCACGGCTGCTCCTCGGGTCAGATTCGGGCTTGGAAGACAATGGGGAATCGGAGCAGCGCGAGCACGCCGTCCTCCGACTGGGGTTGCGAGAACTCGTCGACGCCGCCGACGCGGAGGTTCCACAGCCCGGCGACGCCCAGCACGTCGGGCGAATGGGCGCCGTCGACAGCGGCGCGCAGGCACTCCTTGACGGCGGCGTGGATCGCGAACACGGCATCACGGGCAGGCTTGGCATCGGTCGAGCCGGTCTGAATCCACGCCATCGCGGTGATCGTGCCGTCCTCGTCGACCTCACGGCCCGACAGGTCCGCCCACTCGTGCGAGGCTCGGGCGGCGACCACCGACGTCCCGGCGTCCCAGTCGTCGACGCCGATGCACAGGTAGGCGCCGGTGTTCAGCTGCTGCGGCAGGCCGTCACAGACGGTCACCTCGGGCAGTGCGTCGACAGCGACCGTCACCAGCGCGTCGATCAGGTCGGGGATCACCGACGAACGCGGACTCACGGCCGCGCGCCCTTGCGGTGCAGCTGGATCAGCGCCTCGGCACGGTCGGAGGCGTCCCGGGCGGAGTCGGAGCCCTTCGGACCCAGCCTGCCCTGCCAGATGGCCTTCGTCTTCGCCAGGGCGGCGGCGACGGCCCACACGGGCGGCGTCGAGGCGCCCACCTCATAGACCACCTCATGCCAGCCGGAGGTGAGCGGGCCGGACGCGCCACCGGTCACGACCACCAGCCCGTCGACGGCCACACCGTCGACGGTGGTGATCGACACGGCCGGGTTGGCCAGCCGCAGGTAGTCGCCCGTCGACCACGCGCGCTCGGTGATCGTGGCCTGCTCGATCGGGCCGGCCTCACCCTCCACCCAGTCGCAGGCCACGGCCACGTCGAACTCGAGCGCGGCCATGTCCTTGGGTGCGGTGACGCCGACGTACTCGGCGGCCTTGATCACGTTGAGGAACACGTGGACCGACTCAGGCCTTGTTGCGCGCGCGGCGCGCCTTGCTCGCGGCCGGCTCAGCGGCCTTCGTCTCGGGCTCGGGCTCCACGGCGGCGTCGAGTCCGCGCGCCTTGGCGTCCTCGTCCGACAGCAGCAGAGTGGTGACGATGCCGTTCATCTCGACCTTGTACGGCCTGAGTTCGCTCATGATGGGAGTCCTCTCGGGGATCGTGCCGTGGAACATGGCGTCGGGGTGGGTGGCGCCGGTCGGTGCCCCGCAGGCGGAGTTCGCAACCCCGCACAGGGGGCACCGACCGGCCACCGGTCACAGCCCGGTCAGGGTGACGAACGCCGCGGGGCGGGTCACCGCAAAGGCGACGCGCTCCTCGGCGAGGATCGCCACCAGCCTGCGGATGAAGAAGTCCGCGTGGGAGTCGGTCGCGGTCACGCTGGACTGCTCCCGGTCCCACAGGACGGCCTTGGAGAAGTCGCCGATCAGCGCGGTACCGGCGGTGATCGCCTCCGACTCGATGACCGGCACGCCCCACAGGGAGCGGTTGGCGCCGGCGAAGAACGGTCCGGGCCCGTAGAACCGGTTCTGCGCGTCCTTCGCGGTGTCGATCTTCTCGCCCTGCGTCGGGTTGACCACGATCGCGGTCGGGTTCACCCGGCCGACGGTGCGAGCCAGCCGCAGCGCCGTCCGGTACGAGGCGAACCAGGTCGCATCGTTGGTGGTGACCGCCGCGGTGGTCTGGATGCCGGAGGTGGTGAGGATGCCCTGCAAGTTCTCGCCGGTGCCGTTGCCGGTGAGGATCTGGGTTTCCTCGGCCTCCTGAAGGTCCTTGACCAGCTCGTCGTTGATCAGGCCCTCCAGCGCGGCCACGTCGGCCAGCGACCGCTTGGTGGCGGGCACCCACTCCGAGATGGTCTTGACGACCGCGGTCTGCTTCTGGAAGGTCCACGCGCCCTCCGGCACGTAGCCGCCGTTGGGGTCGAGGGTCAGCGCCGCACCCGCGGACGCGCCCGTGGTCGGCGACGCCGAGCTGGTCGCCTCAGCGACCGGGGCGGCCGCGTTGGTGTGCGCCAGCTGCTTGACGTACTCGACGGTGTCCGAGCCGGTGCGGCGGACGCTGATCAGGTCGCGGATCGTCAGCGGACGACGGCCCAGCATCTCGACGATGTCGGTCCGCTCCGGGACGACGAAGCCGCCGACGGAGGTGGGCGAGCTGCCCACGAACAGCGCCTTGGACCGGATGAGGGACTTGAACGACACGGGGTCGCTCTGCACCCGCATCTTCTCGTTGATGTTGATCACGCCGGTGGAGTCGGTGAACGCTGCCAGGAGCGCCTTGAACTGCGGGGAGCCGACGAACTGCTCGCCCAGGCTCTTGCGGGCCGGGGCGTCGCGGTGCGGCTCGGCGGACTTCTGCTCGGCGAGGTCGTCGACGGCGGCCGGGCCGATCAGGTCGGCGAGCGACTTGGCCTGCGCCAGGACGGCCTCGTCGGCCTTCGCCACGTCGGCGGCGGACTTCTTGTCAGTGGCCTCGGCGAACTTCGCGTCGAACTCGGCGCGCTCGTCGGCGGTCATGTCGCGGCCGTTGTCGGCCTCAGCCTTCTCGGCGATCGCGCGCGCGGACTTCGCGGCCGCGGCAGCCTCGGCGAGCAGGCGCTGGTACTTGGTCATGCGGGCCTACCTTTCGGATCAGGGTTAGTCACTCGTCGCACAGCGCGGCGAGTTCGATGGACAGCAGCGCGGACTTCTCGGCGGCTCCGGGACGCATGGGGCTGCCGCCCGGCTCGTCCGGCATGGCCTTGCCGTCATTGCTGTCGAGGGTGTCGAGCACCGTCCCGATCGAGTCGTGGGCGGTGCGCAGGAGGTCTTCGTTCTTGGCGGACAGGGTGCGGCCGGCCTTGATCTCGCCGGCGATCTCGCGCAGCGCTTTCGCGGCCAACAGCTCGGTTTCGGAGTTCGCGCCGATCAGCGTCGGGCCGACCTCGTACAGCCGCAACTTCCGCAGCTCGTAGTAGTCGCCCAACTCGGCCGACTTCACGTAGGCGCCCTCCACCACGTCGTAGGAGAAGCTGAACTGCGTCAGGCGGCCGGCCTTCATCAGGCGGCCCACCTTCAGCGCCACCCGGTCGTCCGGCTCGGTGTCCAGCTGCGCCTTCACCCACAGGCCCGTCTTGCCCGCGACGGTGCGCTGCTCGGCCTCCAGCACGATCCCGATGTGGTTGTCCACGTCGGCGTACCGGTGCGACCACACGACCGGGATCGGATTGCCCGACGCCGCCCACTCAGCGAGGGTGTCGTCGAAGGCGCCCGGAACCACCACGTCGCCGTAGGAGTCCTTGTTGCCCATCACCGAGACGAACGCCTCGAACTGGCCGGGCTCCAAGCCCTCACCGGCGGCCTTGATCTCGACCGCGGCCGACTTCACCAGCGCCATGTGTCAACCTCCGATCGCGGCACGGATGGCCGCCTGAATGCGGGCGAGGTCATCGCCGGACTTAGGTGCGGAATCGGTCGGCGACGCCTGGCCGCCCGTGATCACGTTCAGCGGGACGATCAGGTCGTCGCCACCGTCGACGGCCGGGAGGTTCACCCGGCCGCGCGCCTCGTTGCGGGTCATCCACGGACCACCCACAGCGGTCTGTAGCGTGGTCGCCTGCTCCTCGAAGCTGCCGCGCATCTTCGCGTCGAGGTTGAAGTCGAAGTACAGGCCGCCGGAGCTGTCGAAGTCCGGGACCAGCTGGAGCGCCAGTTCCTCCTGGATCATCACCAGCCACGGCCCGAGGCAGTCCTGGTAGAGCTGCTGATGCTGCTCCTTGACGTTGCTGAAGGTGGCGTGGTCGAGGATGCCGACCATCGGAAGCGGCACATGGTAGGCGGCCGCGACCTCCTCGCGGGTCAACTTCCGCGCCGAGATGTACTCGGCCTCCTTCGGCGACACCCCCGACGGGTTGAACTTCATCCCATCCTCAAGAACCGGCGTGCCGCCGGTCCCCGGCCCGTCGCCCGTGTAAAGCCCGGCCCAGTCGGCCTTGAAGTCCTCACGCGCCCGCGGCGACCACTTCGCGCCCTGCGGCCGCTCGATCGTGCCCGGGATGCGCGCGCCGTTCCGCCACAGCTGCTGCCGGTAGACGGTCGCGTTCCACTCCTCCAGCAGGATCTGCCGCAGCGTCTCGGCCGGCGGCGTCCCCCACGAGCCCGTCGGCGAATAGCCACGGAACAGCACCAGCTCGTCGAGGCCGAACTTGGTGGAACCGCGCGCCCCGCGGAGCTTCACGCCGTCGAGGTCGACCCACGACTCGCCGATCGGCTCCAGCATCGCCGGCGGCAGACGCAGCAGGCCCGGGCCCTTCGTCTTCACCCAGCAGGCCACGTCGTAGATCGCCACGTCATGCACCAGCGAGTCGAACAGCCGGTACCGGGTCGTGCGCGGGTTCGGACGCTTCACCAGCGCCGCGAGCGGATGATCGGTTACGCGCTCCCGGTCGGTGTCCGACACCCGCCGGAACAGCGGCAGCCCGATCTGGGCGATGTTGCGGGCGAGGAAGTCGACGACCGTACGCAGCTGCGGCTGGGTGCGCCACAGCTCGCCGTACGCAAACGAGTGCGAACCGAGCTGCAAGCTCGCGGCGCGCGGCTTCTCGAACGCCTGGAGGTTCGCCAGCGCGCCGTCGGTGACGACGTAGGCCATCAGCCGACCACCTGCACGAACAGCACCCGGTCTGCGTGGATGACGACCTCGCCGTCCATCGGCGACGTCTGGCCGTGCGTGTGCAGGTGCGCCGACCGGAGCACCAGCAACGGCCGCCGCTCATCCCACAGCACACCCTCGATCGCCGAACCGTCAGTGAGGTTCACCACGACGCGCCGAGAGATCGCCACCCGCCCGTAGGACATCGCCACCTCAAACCACCTCCAGACGACTCGATTCGTAGGCGGACTCACTGGAGCCGGCACCCGACAGACCCACGGTCATCGCCACCAGCGGCAGGCCCGTCACGCCCATCCGGCGCCGGTCCCACACCCACACCCCGTCGCGGTCACGCTTGATCGCCCCCCGGATCGACGCCTTCAGCACCGGGCCGCCCGAATGGCGGATCGCGCCGGCGCCAACCAGCTCGTCAACCTCGCCACACGCGGCCACGAACTCCTCGGCCGACACCAGGCGCACCGGAACCTGCCGGTCGCCGGCCCCCATAGCCACCTCGAAGTCATCCGCGAGCTTCGCGGCCCAGCCCTTCGAGTCGAGCACCACCTCCGACACCTGCGGGGCGTCAGCGACCACCTCGGCCACCCGGTCAGGCAGCCAGTCCGTGCCCGCACCCGACCGCGGCACACCGCCACGAACCGGGGGCACAACCTCCACCTGCCACGACCCGACCGCATCCTGACCGACCACCATCAGCAGCGCGTGCCGCCGGTCCTGCGCAACCTCCACCACCAGCGACGCAGACACCAACGGCAACAGCCGGCCACGGCCACGCATCCACGCATCCACGTCCAACACGCCCGTGCCCGCATCGTCGGCGGAAGGCCACACGCTCATCCGCTCCCGCAAGAACCCGGCGATATCGGCCTGCGCGGCCTCCCACTCGGAGTCGATCGTCTCGGCCTCGATCAGCGAACCCAGCGCCGGGTTCGCCCAACGCCGTGCCTCCCACGACTCCGGGTCGATCACCGCGCGCGGGTCATCGGAGTTCTTCGGCGTCCACTCACCCCACGCCAGCCGCGTCGACTCACCCTTACGGCCACGGTCCCGCACCGACGTCCACACGTCCGCCTGATTCACCGCCGGATCGGGCACCGTCCCGCAGAAGATCAGCTGCCGGCCCTTCTTCGCCGCCGTCGAGTACAGCAACGCCCGCAGGGCCAGCACCGACAGTTCCTGCGCCTCATCAAGGATGATCCGCGTCGGCGAGAACCCGCGGCCCGACGACTTCGACCGGGCCACGAACGCCAGCCGCGCACCAGACGCCGCGCCCAGCGACTTGTCCTTGCGCAACTCGATGATGTGCTGACCAGTCAGGCCGCCATCCCAGCGCGCCACCATCGCGGACAGTTCGTCGCTGGCCTTGATCAGCGCCACAACCCGCAGGTACGACTCGTCGGAGGTCTTCACCTCGTGCGCCGTCCACAGCGTCTGGCCGCCACCGATGAACAGCGACCACAGCGCGATCGCCTCCAGCACGCCGCCCTTGCCGTTCTGCCGGGCCACCAAGAACCCGCACTCCGACGCCGCCCACCGGCCACCCCTCGCGGCAAGCACCATCCGGACGACGATCTGCTGCCACAACGCCAGGATCAGGCCACACGCGGCCGCAAGCGCGATCGCCTGCTCGGCCGCAACCTCGCTATCCCACGCCGGACGGTGCAGCACCCTCGGCTGCTGACGGCCCACCCGGGACGATGGAGAGGATCTTGGCAAGAACCCCACCACCCCCACCGTCAGACCGCTGCGCACCCACCCGAGTGCCCCACAACTCCAGCCAATGTCGAATCTCCAACTGCGCCCGAAGCTCGATCGCCACCGCCGGATGCGCAATCGGCGCACCCTTCGCGTCGGCCACAATCACACCCTCAAAGCACAACCGACGCTGAGCATCCCGCAACCGGACAACCTGCCCGACGAACGCCTCCAGCGCCGGCTCCGGAATAGCGTCCACACCCTCACCGAGCGCAGCCATCACCCCGGCCCACGACTCGGCCACGTCCTTCGGTAGGCCGTCCCTCACCGGGCCAACACCCCCACCGACACCCGACCCAGCGAACCAACCGTCCCAACCTCGACGTCCAGATGCGGCTGCACGGCCTCGATGCCATGGAGCGCGGGCAACTGCCGGTCCTCCGTGTCTCCGGCCGGAAGCTCATCCCACAGCGCATCAGCGAAGGCCGAGAATAGGTCGGCGCGCCCCCGATCGTCCGTCATCTCGAACTGCTCGCAGCGGGGATTGAGATTCAGGTTCATCGACGTGGTGATCAGCACCGACCACTCGCCATTGCGGATCAGTGCGAACTTCGCGTGCGAGCGGGTCGCGCGGACGCTGTCCGGGCCGAAAATCGAAGCGACGTCGCCGACCGACGCCTGCCCGCGCTTCGCCGAGCTGTCCATGACGAACCGGATCGACAGCAGGCGGCCCGAATCCCGGAACCGCAGCGCCGCGTCCACGTCGTAGAAGCCAGCCGACCACGTAGAGACGACCACATCAGCCGGGCCGGTGATCTCCAGCGTCGCGTCAATCAGGTCCAACAGCGAGAACTGGCCGAACGTCAGGCCGGCCACGTCCATGCCATGGTCGAAACCCGCAATCGTGTCCCGCGCAGAGGCCACCTTCGACAACCTGGGACGGGTCGTGCGCGTCGGACGGAGATGGGCGGTAGCGTTGGTCATGTCGACTCCTTTTCAGTCGGCCAGACCCCGGACGGTTGCCCCCGTCGCGGGGTCGCTCAATGCGCCCATTCTACCACGAACACCCCTAGCCAGACGCGGTTTCGGCGCACGATTCGCCCCCGAAAAAAAGATCGACTCCGGGGTCTTGCGTGCGCCCACTTCGCAGAGATTCCGACCCCCCTGCCCCGCGTCACCAGACCTGCGAGTTGAGTTCGGCGTCCAGCTTCCGCCCAGCCGTGGCCCGGTTCCCGCTGGGGCACTCGGGGCCACGCCACTTGGTGCGGTCCAGGTCGTCGTGCCCGAGGTCGAACGGCTCGCCGGGCAGGATTAGGTGAGGCTCGCCCGCTTCATCGCAGCGCCAGCACACGACCCGCTCGCCGGCGTCGATCCTCGACTGCCAGTCGGCCCGGAGCCTGCGGTGCTTGGCGCCGTAGCCACGTTCGGAGGTGGTGCCCTTCTTCGGCATCGCCTGCCCCCCTGTGCGGCTTGGCTCCACCCCGCCCCTCCCGCGTCGGAGCCGGGGACGCGGGGCCGCGCTGGGGGCAGCGGCTAGGGCGGAGCGGGGTCTTGTGGTGTGGTCCTGACCACCGGGCCCGAACGCACGAATGTCCCACCGGGCATGACGAACAGGCCTTGTGAGACAGTCGCACCCTAGCACGCCTAGCGCACTCTCCGGCTGCCGATTTCGTCGGCGAGTCTCAGCACGTCCGCCACGTGGTACAGCGGGCTCCGGCCGTCCACCATCGGCCGGCCTGCGTCGTCGGTCGCCTGCTCCAGGTCGCCACGCTCGGCCCACGTCCTGATGGTCGAGTGGTTGATCTCGAACAGCCGCGAGATCCGGGCCGCGCTCATCGGCTTCTGGCAGCTGACCACCATCCGGTCGTCGCGCCAGTCACGGCCGCACGCCCGGCACTCCCACCAGGTCGCATGGCTGACCAACGTCCCGTTGCATTCGGGGCAGCGGGGCCGGAACTCGGGGCGCTCGCCGGTCGCACGCCGCAGCTCGCCCCACATCCGGGCCACGTCGCGGTCGAGTTCGGGCGCCCACTGCTGAGCCACGATCCAGTCGAGGTGCATCGCCAGCCAGCCGGCTTCGGTGGTCACGGTCGGATGCTCGGCGGGGTCGGTGTGCTCGGCGCCGTCGTCGCACATCTCGGCCTCAGCCATCCGGACCCACAGCCCGAGTGTCGGGAGCACGCCGTGCCGGGCGCCCTCGTCGAGCCACCGGGCCAGCCGGGAGGCCTCGGGCGGGTCGAGGTGTTCGTTGTGGACGCGGCGCGGGTCGGCCAGCAGTTCCCGGGCGGGCGCCTTGCGGCGGCTGTCGGTCGCGTCGATCAGGGCGAGGCTGACGGGTGGGCGGCTGCCGGGGGTGGGTCGCCCGCCGGTGCCGGTCCCGCGCTTGGGGAGCAGGGTGGCGGCGAGGGTGTCGGCCAGCGCCATGAGCCCGGGCAGGTCGTCCAGCCGGGACTTCAGCCGGTCGCGCCGTTCGGGGGTGAGCCAGTCCGTCACAGCCGCCTCCCGTGGCACTCGCACGAGCAGCGGGCGGCGATCAGCGGGCGGCGATGGCAGCCCTCGCAGTGGCCGGGTGTCGCGCACCAGCCGGACTTGCGGACGGGCGCCTCGGTGGTGTCGGTGGTCACTCCTGCCCCTCTCCGGTGGTGCCGTGGTAAACCGTATTAGCTTCGCCTGTGACGGGCTCGCAAGCGTCCGGGCAGGATTCCTTGGGTTCGGCCCGGTTCGTGTCTCCTGCGCCAGCCTGTGACCTCCCAGCCCTATCCCTGCGTTCGCGGGCCTTCGCGGCCAGCGCGGTCCAGTCGCGGACCTCCCGGGCGCGCTTGGCCTCCCGGACGCGGCGGTTGGAGCCGATCACCGGTCGGCCTCGGGCAGTTCGCGGACCTCGGCGACCCGGTAGTCGGGGCCGAGGAAGGCCAGCCGACGCCGCGCCTCGACCAAGTCGCGGATCGGCACGTCCCGGACGATCACGTACCCGAGCAGCGGAGTCGGCGGACCAACCCACGGCGCGCTGATCCCCAGCTGCGCATCGGTCAGCTGCTCCCGCAACTCGTCGACCTGAGCGCGGAGCAGCCCCGACCGCAGGCGTTCCTCGCGGAGGTCCCGCGCCGACACGTTGGCGAGTTCCCGCAGGCTGTCGGCGATCGACGCGAGGCTGTCGGAGTCACGGGTTGCGGGCACGAATGCATCACGGGCCGCCGAGGTGTACGCGGCCCGGGCGAAGTCGTCAGGACTCCCGGCCAGCAGGTCAGCGACGGACACGCCGAAGACCAGCGCGAGTACCTCCGCGTCCCGCAAGGTGGTCGGGCGGCTGCCGCTTTCGAGCTTGCACAGAGTCGTCTGGTGCATGTCGTTGCCCCCGTAGCTCAGGCGGTAGGCGAGTTCCTCCTGAGTCCATCCCCGCGACTTGCGGAGCTTCCGCACGGCTGCCCCGAACCGGGTCTCGATCGACGCGAGGCTGGCATCGGTGGTGGGTGTGCTGGTCATGGCTGGTCCTCTCGGGCGGTGCGGATCTGTCGGATGCGGTCGGGTGTCGCGGGGGTGATGGCCTCGGAGTGGCAGCGGAGGCAGGGCTCCCACTGGCCGTGCCTGTCGCACTTCGGCCAGGGCTCAGCCGCCGATGGTGCGCCGGTCATCCGCTCCAGCGCCCGCCAGTGCTCGCCGTCGAGGGCGATGCACGCGGGGCTGCGCTGGTCGAGCCGGTGGACCGCGCAGTGCAGCGCTGCGGCGGTCACGTCGGCGAGTGGCCGGTCGCTGACCTTGCGGAGCGCGACGAGGGTGCCTGGCTCGTCCCAGCCGTCGCGGATCTGGGCGACGAGGAACGCGAGTGCTCGCTCGGCTCGGGTCCGGTCGGGGGTCATCGCGAAGCTCCCGGCATGGCATCCGTCGGCGTGCTCGCGCGGTAGCTACGTATCGATGCATGCCGATTTTGAGTACTACAACCACGCAGGGAGCTGGGGTACTTACCTCTACTCTCTACTCTCTTCTCTCTAGCGCTGCCAACAGACCCCGCACCATCGTGCGCTATAGCGTGCGCTCTAGCGTCCCTCATGCGACCTTCTCCCCTCGGCACAGTGGGCACTCCATGTCAGCCACCCCACCGTCGACGTGGCGCTTGTGATTGGTCTTGATCGCGCCAACCTGCTTCCGTCGGCGGACGTCTTCGACCTCGGCCTGAGACAGGTTCCACTTCAGCCACGACCGGATCGACCACCCGCCTTCGACGGCCTCCCACAGTCCTTCCCGGACGAGCGCTTCGGCATGGGTTGCTGCCCGGCCGGGGATGCCGTGCGCGATGACGCCCAGCTCGGCGGCGTAGATCAGGCCGTCGCGGTCGGCGCGCTTGACGTACTCCAGCGCCCGCCGGTAGATCAGCTCCGGCATGGGCCCGGCGCGCACGATCCCCCCGTCGGACGCCAGGTTGACGTCGCAGGGCACGAACTCGCCCGGAACTCTCCTCGGCATCAGGCCGCCTCCTGCCCTCTCTCGAACCTTCGCGCCAGGTCTCGCTGCCCGGCGTCGTGCAGCACCCGCGCGAGGCTGTGCCGGTTGCGGTAGCCGAGTCGTCTGGCGATGCTGTCGCGGGTGTCGGTGCCCACCAGCCGGGCGACTTCCGCGGCGAGTTCGTCCGGGGCCCGGCGTCGGTCCCGCAGCTTCTGCGGCTGTGCGTCGGGGTTGTCGATGGTGTCGTCGTCCCACGCCATCGGAGCCGGCCAGCCGTTGCGGGCCGCGGTGTTGCGGGCCCTGCTGTCGAGGTGGGAGCGGGTAGGCGGCGGGGTCTGGTCCCACAGCCGGTCGTACGCGTCGGCGACCTTGGCCCGGGTCTGCGCGAAGCAGCGGGGCGCGTGGTCGAGGATGCGGCCGATGACGCACGGCGCGAGCCCTGCCTCGCGGGCGATGGCGCCTTGGTGCCAGCCGACGGCCATGAGCGCCTGGATGCGGCGCCGGGTGCCGGTGGCGGGGACTTCGCCGACGGGCTGGGTGGTGATGGGTGCGGGCCGGACGGCGTAGACGCGGGCGGCGACAGCGGGCGCGACGGTCAGCTGCTGCCGGGTGAGCAGCCGGGCCAGGTTGGTGCCGTGGAGTCGTGCCCGGCGGGTGATCTCGGCGCGTCCCATGCCGGAGTCGAGCAGCGCCCGGAGGTGTGCGACGACGGGCGTCGAGTCGATCCGTGACGGCCTGCCGCTGTCCCGCAGCAGCTTGCGCCGCTTGACCTCGCGGCCGTGGATGGTGCGGCAGGGGTCACAGCGGCAGCCGTGGCGGGTGTAGCACGGGTCGGAGCCGGGATCGTGCCGGGTGCAGTCGTGGGTCACACCGTCACCTCCTCTGTGGTTTCGTGCTGTCGTGCGTGGTCGAGGACGGCCGCGGCGAGTTGCGGGGTGCTGTGGACTTTCGCGAGGGCGTAGAGGGCCATGAGTTGGCCGAGGGTGAACGGGCAGTCGTGGGTCATGCGGCGTCCAGCGATTCAGCGACGGCCCACACCAGGTCTCGGGCGGCGGGCGGAACTACGGCGTTCCCGGCCATGCGCTGTTGCTCGCGGCGGGTGCCGAGCATCCGGTAGTCGCGGGGGAACGCCATCGCCAGCTTCGACTCGGCGGGCTCCAGCATGCGGAACCAGCAGTCGTCGACGTCGATCGTGGGGCCCTCGGTGACCAGCGCGGACACGTCGTAGGTGGTGACCGTGCGGGACGGGTCGCTGGTCGGGTAGGCGCCCTGCCCCCACGCGGACCCGGCCGGGGTGATGAGCGCGCGCCGGTCGTGCGTGGTGACCGTCGACAGCGGGTCGGCGGCCGTCTGTGCGCCACCCTGCCCGTAGTAGGCGGTGATGAGGGCGTGGTGGAAGCCGCCCGCGGTCACGGTCGACAGCGGGTCGGACGCGGCCCGGGAGCCTCCGGTGCCGTACATCTCGGCGATGAACGGCGGCAGCGCCAGCCCGGTCTCGTTGCGGGTCGTCATCGCCCGCAGTGGCCCGTCGGTGCTCTTGGCGGTGTCGAGTCCGGCGCGGCCTTCGACGGGGATGACCAGCGCTTCGGCCTGCGTGGTGTGCACCGTGCGCGACGGGTCGGTGACAGGCCACGCCCGCCAGTAGCTCGACGGGTCGCCGTGCCGGGGGTGCGCGGGGTGCGCGGCGTCGTACGTCTGCCCGGCGGCGGCGACCAGCAGCGGCATGCTGGGCATAAACGGCGCCCAGTACTTCTCGATCCCGGCGGCGATCCGCGCCCGCGTCTTCGACTTCAACGGCCGCTGCCGGTCGCCGATCCGCTGCCCGAGGTTCGTCCAGTCGATGAAGCTGGCGGCGGGCAGGCAGCCGGGTTCGACGACCTGCCCGCGGCACGAGTGCTTGGGGCACCGGTAGGCGTACTGCTGCCGGTACTTCCCGACCGTCCGCCCGGCCTTCCACGTCTGCAACGGCTGCACGACCTCGTCGCACGTCGGGCACCATGCGGGCGGGCGCTGCATCGCGTTGAGGTCGGGCGCCCGGTTGCCCTTGCGCCAGAACACGACGTACACCCGGTCCCGGGACTGCGGTGCGGGGAGCCCTCTGGCCTGCGCGTGCATCGCGTTGAGGGACACGACCTTCCACCGGTAGCCGAGCGCTTCCATCGCGGCCAGCCAGGCGTGCACCGGCGGCCACTTGAAGATCTCGACGACGTTCTCGACGAACACGGCCTGGTACCGGTGGTACTCGGTGAACCGCACCACGTCCCACATGGTCGTCCGGGATCGTTCCGCGGCCTCGATGGGCAGGGTTTCGCCGAGCAGGTCCGGCTGGGCGGTGTCGCCGTCGTAGCGTTTCCCGCGGGCCCCCGAGTGCCAGGTGCAGTTCTTGACCACGATCCCGTCGAGGACGTAGGAGTGGTCGCCCGCAATCTCAATGTTGTAGACCATCTCGGTCTCCCCGGTGCGGCTGATCGACCGGACGCGGGACCACGCGTGCCCCTCGTGCTCGAAAGCCTCCGGAGATCGGGCCGGCGATGTGGTGGTGGGCCACCGCACGATCCACTGCTGCAGCGCGGCGCCCGTGCGGCCTTCGATCGTGTAGGCGGTCCGCTTGTCCATGCCCGCGGACACCCGGTAACCGAGGGACTCGGCGAGCAGGCGGACGCTGACGAACAGCGCACGCGAGACCGTCGAGGCGACCCTGTCGCCACGCTTCGAGGTGTGACCGTCGGCGGACATGTAGCCGTCCAGCAGGTCGGCGCGCGACCCCGGGGGGAGGCTAAGCGCCCACGAGGGCATCTGCTTGGACGCAGCGCCGTGCCCGAAATGATCATGCAGCCAGTCCCGGGACTCGCGGTCGCCGATCGAGAAGACGGCAGCGGTCCGCTTGTCCGATCGCGCCCACGTAGTGCCGGTGCGCGACAGGGTGTGCTCCAGCTCGTCAGCCTGGTGGTAGCCGCAGGCCAGCAGCACTTCGTGATTCCGGCCGAACGTGAGCGACCCGTCGCCCACCCAGCGGCCGATGATCCACCACGGATCAGGCCCCAGCGCGGCCGGGGGTCGCGGTATCGGGAGCTTGTCGGAGGACACTGGCGTCGCCCACAGCGCCTCGTTGCGCACGGCTTCGCCGATTGGCGCCCATGCGGGGGCGTCGAAGCTGCGGCGGTACTGCCGGATTGAGTTGTTCCACACCAGGCGTGATGCCATCAGGAGGAACTGGTGGCTCGCGGTCGTGGTGATCCCGGGGTGTCCTTGACCTCGAACGGTCACAGTTTCAGCCAGTCGAGCCTGCGTCCGAACCACGGGCTGCCATCTGCCGGTGTGGGTCAGCACCAGGTCGCCGACCCGCACGGCCTCGATGGGCACCTGCCCGCGGGTTGTCGTGACGAGATGGCCAGCGGTGAAGCACTCCGGGCTGAACCAGCCGAGCACGGTGCGGGGGAAGTAGCGCGGGTCGTATTGGGACAGGTCGGCGACGATGTGGTCGGCGCCGGGGTGGTTCGCGGCGTGTGTGTCGCAGGCCAGCTGCCAGTGGTTCGCGGCGGCGCGGAGCCGGACGCCGGGGACCTGCACGGCCCCGGTCGAGCTTCCGCCGGCGCCGCAGAAGAAGTCGGCGAGGGTGAGTTCGTCGGTGGTCACGTGTGCTGCTCCTTGATGTGTGTGAGTGCTGCCCTGCACGCGGTCGGCCACCGGTCGGGGGTGACGTAGCCGGTGGTCCAGTCGCAGCAGTCGGCGGGGTAGTTGCAGTAGAGGGCGAGGCGGCTGTCTCGTCTGGTCATGAGCGCGAGCCAGCGGTGCGGGGGTCGGGGTTTCACGGCTGGTCTCCTGTCGGGGGGATGCCCTCCTGCGGCTCGACGGACCACGCCTGATAGGTGCCCAACTCGTCGTTGACTTCGACCCACTTGCCCGGCTTCCACGCCAGCCCGTTCGGGCCGCACCAGATGCACTCCGTATGCTCGGCGTTCATCGTGTGCAGCCCGAGTGGGCCGATGGGACACCCGGCGGTCTTGGGCATGGTGCTCACTTCTGCTCCTTCCGCCAGCGGCACATGTCGGCTTCGGCGGCCTCCCGGGTGTACCGCAGGGGCGCCCCGGGGTGGTTGGCGCGGTACCTGACGAGCGCGGACGCTGGCGGATGGAGCCGTCCGACGGCGATGGTGTCGGTGCTGGTGTGGATGTGCCCGCAGTCGGGGCAGACGGGGCGGGTCACGGCCGCTCCTGTCGTGCGGCCGGGTACTCGTCCCACGTGCGACCGTCGAGTTCGCGGCCCGCGGCGCGCTTGCCGACGCGCTTCACGACCCGGCGGCCGGGGAGTCGGTCATCCCAGGGGGGTGAGGTGATCGGGTCTCCGATGTACCGGTAGGGGTGTTCGTTGTACGCGGAGCCGGCACCAACGCCGTATGGGGCCCACTCACCCCACTGCTTGAAATGGAACGCGATCCCGGCGCCGGTGCATTGGTCGCGCAGGCTCCGCGCCCAGTCGAGGTGCATCGGTCGTGCGCCGGGCCCGGACTCGCCACCGACAATCACCCAGTCGAGTGAGGGGGCGATCGTCAGCGGCTGCACGACGTAGCCATTGCCGACGACCTCCTCCGGGCCCCACCCGGGGCGGCCGGTGAGCCAGTAGGTCTGGGCGGTGCCAGAGCCGGTCAGGTCGACCGGCCCGAGCAGCGGTTCGCACGACAGGAACCGGACGGCGGCCGGGGTCTCCATCAGCTGCGGGATGCGGATGTCGGCCCACCGCTGGTTCTCGACACTCGTGCCCAGCCAGACGTTCGGCAACGGCCACCTGCCCGGGTGCCAGAGGTTGTCGCCGCGCCTCCCGCTCAGTTGCTCGACGCGAAGCGGGACGCCGCGGAGATGCACCCCGTCGGAGATCATGTCGGTGAGCCGATCGCTCACGAGGTCGAGGAACGCCTGCGACCTGAGCAGCGACCGCATCCGGGCGGGCCGCTTCGTGAGCACCTGGAAGGTGTGCTGGTAGGCGTAGGCCATGACCGCGAACACCCGGGCGATGAACTCGTCGGGGACGTCGGCGTGGAACAGGTCGGACAGGCTGTTGACGAACACGCGACGGGGGCGCTGCCACCGGAGCGGCTGGTCGAGCCGTTCGGGGTGCAGCCGTACTCCGGTGGTAGCGCCGACGGTCGCGCCGCGGACGGTGCCGTCGGTGCAGTCGGGGCAAGCGTGCTGGGCGGCGTCGATGATGCCGTGCCCGGCGCACCTCGGGCAGTGAAGCACGAACTGGCGTCCCTCGATGCGGAACGGCGGCGTCCGGTCGATGTAGCAGTGGTCGCAGCCCTCGGAGATCTTGGTGCAGCCGGTGACCGGATTCCAGGTGGCGTCGGTCCATTCGATCTTGGTCTTGTCACTCATGGTGGGTCTCCTGTCGTGCGGCGAGCTCGCGGAGGCGGGCGGACGTCCTGTCGGCCCAAGAGCTGTCGAAAGGGGCTTGGGCACCAGCAGGTCGAGCCGCTGGCGCCGGACGTCGACCACCTCCACCTCGGCCAACCGGACCAGCGGGGCGCCCTTGCGACCCATCACCTTGCGGCACAGGGTCAGCCGGTCGCCGGGCTTGAGGAACGTCCAGCCCTTGCGGCGGGTGACGGTCTTGCGGCGCTCGATCACGGCCTGCTCGGTGAAGCTGACGGACATGAGGCGGCTCATCGCGCACCGCCGTACTCGGCGCGGAGGGCGTCGCACGCCTGCCGAGTGCGGCAGGGCCACGGGACGGCCTCGTACCGCTCT